TTCATCTTCTTCCTCATCATTATTGTTATCCGCAGCAAGTTCTTTGATCTTAGCCATATGAACATCTTCAATATAAGAATGTTCATCTTTAAGTTCCATCTCTTCAGCAAGATCCATAATCATATCTGCATAATGTTGAGCTTTTTCAACCATGTCTTCATCTGCGTTATCCATAGCGATAGCTTGTTTTTCAATCTTAAATAGTAGATCATGTAACATCATAGATTCTACTACTAAATGAACCATATCAGTTTTATCATTAATATCTTTATACAATTCTTGAGCAGAAGGACAGATGTCAAAATGCTTAGTTGTATACTCACCTTGAGTAATTTGATCTGAGTTATCTGATTCTACTTCTTTATTTTCTTCATTTAGTTCTTCTCTTGGTTCCTCCATTGGAGAATTAGAGTAAACTAAATAATCTCGTGCTCCATTAATATAAGCTGATACTTTTGCTAGCTTATTAGTCCACCAAGTAGGAAGAGGAGCTTCCATATCACGAGGAAGAGCATCTAAAATATCATTTGCATCTTCTATAATCATCTTACACATTCTGCGTGAAGAGGATACATCTGTATGTCCATCTTTTCTCATTTTCTTTTCCTTTTAAAACCAATAGGCTTAGAGTATTTAATAGGATACCCAAGCGAACGTTCTTTATTAATAAATCTTTCAAGAGTAGGATAACCTAATTTTCCAGAGGTTGCAAGTTTTTGTATTTTCTTATTTCTACGAATGCCCTTATTTGGGAATCTTAAAAATTTAAATTTTCCTACTTTCTTAACTACTTGTGCTGCCATTAGCTCTCCTGAGTATTGTACTCTAATATGTTTTTTTCACCTGTTTTTAAGTTTTCTTCTGTTTTCTCAATAGATGAAACTATTTTACCACACTGAGACTTACAAAGTGAAAAAGAACGCTCATATCCTGATAAATATGTTTGTAACTTACTCCAATAATCATAACTTATTATTTTTTGGATGGGAACATGAAAACCGTTAAACATGCGTTCAAATTTAGGAGGATAGTAAAAACGTTTTTCGCCTTGATCATAGTAGTGGCCACCAGTCCAACAACACCTAAAGACTAAACCTTCTGGTGAGATATACCACTTACCCCAATTATCCCATACGCAGTGTATTTGTCTTTCAGCCTTTTCATAAATCTGAGTCTTCTTAGAATGAACAAAAGCACCTGTTTTAGGAGCGAACACGTCACGAGAAGTTTTAACGGTAGAAAAAGTAGTAAATCCAGCAGTCTCAGCTAACTGTCTAGCTTCTTCTACTTGATGTTTATTATGCTCAAATACAATATATTTCCAGTGAACTTGTGGTCTATTTGTAGCAATAACTGATTTAGCATTAGAGAAAACTTTTTCAAACTCAGTGTTTATACGATAAATATGGTGAGTATCCCATAAACCATCTAAATCAAAATTTATTATATCATCTTTTGATAGTATGTTGCCTACATCAGTCCAGTAATCATGATTGTGAATACCACCATTAGTATGTATTTTTATTTTTGTACCTTGTGATTTAACATAAGCAATAATCTCTCGAAATTGCTTGTTCATTATAGAATCACCAAAGTTACCATTAAACATTAACCACTGAAGATCTTGCAATAGTTCTGGATTAAAAAGCTGTTTAAACTGCTCTAGGGAAATTGTATACTTAGAGTCATTTAGATTTATGGATAAAGGTTTTTGACGGTGACAAGCAGGACAACGAGCATTACACCTAAAAGTTAGTTCTGTTGTAAGTTGTCTTATTTGTCTCATTAAGGCCGTGGGCAGAGTGCGTCAATTATAATGTTCAAACCTGCTGGTAAACTAGCATCTGTGATAGTTACAGAAGCATCTGCAGAACTATAGACAAAATCATTATTAGAAGTACCAGGATTGTCAGGTATTTGTCTAATACCGTCAATAAAGACATTTACTTTATCAATATCAGAAGGAATTTGGGTCGCAGTTGGTGTCGCTACATAAAACACATTAGAAGATCCTGTAGATACTGCTGCATTTACTTTTTTAACAAGACCAACACCAGAATCAACGTTTTGTGAAACAACATTAATATTAGCATTAAGACGAGTGTAGGTTACATAGTCATTAGATAGCAGATTAACACTATTTACATTTGCATTACCTACAACGTTAATGTCGTGTGCAATAAACACATTACCGTCATCACGAATCGAGACTAGAGCGCTATCTACAGCAGTTGTTTCATCTGCGGTATCACTGTAGACTCCTAAGAAACTAGCTGTATCGTCATTGTCTACATCAAGTAGAATCTTTACAGAATCAGTACTATTAAGAATGATATTAGAGTTTCTTTTGAGATCAATACGGTTACCGTCAATCTGTTCAATACTACCTATAGTTAGTTCAATATTACCTGAAGAAAGAATATTTGCTTGGTTTGTGCCGCCTGTTGAGAAAGAAATTTTATCTTCTGTCGGTATAAAATACATACCAGTGTCAGGATGGTCTGCGTGATGATATCCTGTAAATCCTGGGGTATGTGTTGCATCAGAACCAAAAGAGTTAGCGTGTACATCAATATATGAGATAGCAAAGTGCTGGGTATTACTAGCAGGAGCGTCTGTAAAGATAAAGTCAATATGATCCCCATATTGAGCGAACCCAAAGAATACGTTTGCATTAGCACCGCGATTAATCAGAATACCTGAGTCAGTCGGTAGACCTTGTGCTGGAGGAGTATTCGCAGCTAAAAGTAGTGTAGCGTCATCAATCTGTGCTGAACCGATACCAAGGTCAACCTGAGCACCGACAACAACTAGGTTGCCTTGAACTGTTAGAGTATCTTGCATAGTAACAGCACCTGTAAAAGGTGATGTACCGTCAAGAATTAATCCAATATTTGATTCAGCCGCTACAATATTAGCATGTAGGACGTTTATATTAGCTTTAGTTTGTACAGTATTAGCTGATATAACAGCCATGTTAGCTTTATTTTGAATAGTATTTGCAGCTACATTTCTAACATTAGCAGTAACAATATTAGTATTAGTAATCATAGCACCTACATTTGCAGATACTGAGTTTACATTTGTCTGTAAACCATCAACATTAGAACTAACAGTATTAATAGTATTTGTAAAATTAGCTGAAGAAGCTAAATGCTTTAACTCAATAGAATTATTGCCTAGAGTTCTAGACGTGATAGATCCATTTGCAAGTTTCTCAGCGGAAACTGCATTAGATCCTAGTACTCCTGATGTAATCCTAGTTAGTGCCATTTTTACTCCTTAGAGTCGTTTTCGTCCTCTGATTCTAATTCAGCAAAGAACTCAGCGAGAAAGTCTTTTTGCTCTAGTGGCTCTTCTTCCTCATCCTCAAAAAACTCTTTAATAAAATCTTCAACCTGTTGATCTACTGTAGGTGGTTTTAAAAGTTCATCATATGTTTCCTGTATGCAGACTTTTTTAACAAACTCTTCAATCCATTCAACTTCTTCATCTTCAATAGAGTCATTGTATTCAAGATAATTTGTTTCTTTGACTTGGATAGATCCACGTTTTTCATAGTAGACACCAATAATTTCTCCAGAAACCATTTCAAGTATTTTAGGCTCTTGTTCTCCTAAAACATCTAAAGGAAAAGCTCTAGTTATCATAGGACCTTTTTCACCATCTTTAAACTCTCTGTACTCACAGAAGACTTGTTGCTGATTCATTTCATCAATATTAAATTTTATGTATTCCATTTTTTCCCTCTTAAGTTTTAATTATATACAGTAGCACAGCGCTCGGAATTGTTGCAGTATGGGTATGACCTGTTGAATTAACTCCGTTTACAACAGATACACCTCCAGCATCTTTAGCTCCAACAGATACCACTATAGAAGCAACACTTAGTGATGCTGAACCAGAATCTGTAGTTATTTGAGAAAGACCTGAAAAAGTACCTGTTTGTTGACCTCTGATATTATTATTCCCATCTCCTAAAATAACTCTATCCTTTAAATCAGGTAAATTAAAAGTAGTAGACCCATCACCTACACCAAAAGCAGTACCTGTAATACCAAATAATGCTGCATAAGTAGTCCTATTTACAGCAGTGCCGTCACATTTTAACCAGCCTGAAGGTACACTAGCCCCAGACCAAGCTATAACTGATCCTGCAGGAATAAGAGGAGCGACAGCTGTATCTGTACCTTGAATAGTTGACTGAGATACAATGTTAGCTGATATAGGAGCGTACTTATTTCCTTGATCAAAAATTGATATACCTGCATCTTTACCAACTCCCCCATGTAATTTTACTATCGACACGTTAGAAGTGGTATTTTGAGAACCTAGTAGGATTGAGGTATTAGAAGCAGCTCCAGCTGTACCAATTTTTAAATGTGCGTTTTGTCTATTATTAGGTGCTGAAGTAAAGTTTTGAAAAGTAAAGTTTACTTTATCTGTAGTTACTCCTCCAATTGCAATCATGGTATTAACTACAGAGCCATTAGTAGGAGGTATACCTACATCAATAAAGTCTGCTGGTGTATTATTGTTAGATTTATTTAAGTATAAACGAGCATTAGAAGCTAGACCTACATCAGCTGATACGGTAGCTACAAGTTCGCCTATCTCGTAATGAGTGGCATTTGCCATTAGAGCTACAATACCATTTTCAACTCTGTTACCTATACCAACACGAGTAAAGTTGCCGCCTACAGGAGCATCTTTTACCTGTCCAGAGTCTGAAATATACAGAGCGTTAACGTTAGCATTGGCATGACGATATAACATACCGTCTTGTTCACCAATATTAGCTCCTGAAGCAGTTAAATTAACTGTTGTAGGAGCACCAGATGAGCGAAAGTTAGTAAGAAGAGATCTTAATGAATTATTATACTGACCACGAGCCGCGTTTAGTGAAGTACCTGCGGTTGGTTCAATAAAGGTATTGGAATCTACTAATGACATTTATACTCCTACTGCTGTTACCATAACATTTGCTGTGCTATTTGCCTGATAAGCACCTGTACCATCTGCTGCTACTAACTGGAACTGTACTTGCAAATTACTTGCTGAAGTGGTGACAACAATAGCAGGATTTGCTACTGCATCTATTTGATCTAGAATTGCATAAGAAATTACAGGTCTGTTCAAAAAGTTTGCTGTAGCAAGACTAACGGTTTTTGGTGTACCGTCATAAGTTACGGTGTCAGTAAATGTGACTGTATCTTTTTCTATACTATACCTAAATTTATCAATTGTAAAGTCAAATTCATTAGGCTTTGAATTGTTTACGATAAATTTTAATTGGAACTGACGGAAAGTACGAGAACCCGCTTGATAAGTAGTAAAACCATCATTTACGCTAGCACCAATAAACTGAGAAGTATCTACATTACCATTTGCATAGTAAAGAGAAGAATTATCAGCTGTAGTGGTTCTAATCAATGTTTGTGCAGATATAGCTCCTAATGACCCTTCATAGGTATCGCCTGATCCTGTATCAGCAAACTGAGTAAAATTAACTAGTTCATAAGTATTACCTGAAACAGTAATATTAGAAAAACCATTTGAACCTGTTGGATCTCCGTTAGCATAGAAAGATGCTCCAAGTTCTATAGCATTCGCATTAATTAATCCAGCAATTAGCGCATAAGAGTTAGCATTAGCTGTATCACCTACATATTGGCCATGGTTATATATACCATACACATTACCTGATACTCCGCCTGTCATCCAAGTTTTATTGTTTGCGTCATATCGTTGATTAGGTTGAGAGGTGTTTGCAAAACCTAAAACATGACCTATCCCACCAAAATCAACATCTACTAAGACGTTACCGTTAGGAGACGCTTCTGTAACTCCAGTAATCAATGCTTCATGTGTATCATTGTAGGTAGTTTTTATTTCTTGTGTAGCTTCAATATCAACAAAGATAGATCCTGTTACGGTGGCTCCAAAATCTCTAATCTGTGTAATATAAACACCATCATCTTCTACAAGTAGATCTGTAGGAGAACCACCAATTGCAGAAAATCCTTCTGCAGTGCCATTAGCATTATCTACTTCAGAAGTATAGTCATAAGCTAGACCTCCTGTATTAGAATCTGCAAATGATGGGAAGTTAGATTCGCCTTGGTTTGTATTAGTTATTACAGTAAAATCAGTGCCAGGAGAGTCTTCATTATAAGCTGCAACAACAGTAGAGCGATCAGGACGCGAAGTTGTAAAAGTAATTGCTTGAACATCTTCACTAAAGTTACCACTTGTATCTCTAGCACGAGCTAGATAAGTAAACTCTCCAAAAGTATCAATTGGAATTGATTTACGAGCGGTACCAGCTGATACAGTTACAAGAGGATCAGACGCTACGAAGTTTGCTACAGTATTTGCAACAGCGCCAGGAGCACGACGGATTACAACCTCTTTTAAATCAAGATCAAGAAGATCTCCAGAAACAGCACGAGGATACTGCCATAAAAGAGTAATCTGATCAGTATTTTGACCGCCAGTAAAGTTAAAGATATTTGTAGGAGTAGCTGTTTTACCAATAATAGTTTTTGTTATAGTAGCTGTCTTACCTCTAATAGTCTTATTAAGAGGTGTTACTCTAAAAGTAATAGAGTTCAAACCTGAAGAAGTACCACGGTTAATACCTTGCACGGTAAAACGAATTTTTCCGTCATCATCAATACCAGTTGAGGGAACTTTTACAGTATTGAAAGAGGTTAGATCAGCACCACCATCATTGATACCTACATCATCAATAGTAGCTAATCTGTAAGAAATTTCATAATCTGTTACCTCTTGCCCAGTAATATGATCAAAAGAGCAAGTTGCACGAACTGCGACACCACCAGTTTGTTCACGATATAAAGACTCAGTGACAGCAAGACCTGTTACACGTTGGATAGGAATAGTTGCTACAGTTACAGACTTTGTAGTGAAAGGACTAAATCTACCTAATACGCTTTTATTTCTAGCTTTGATTGAGGTAGTTCCAACTGGTAGATCTCGTATAACCTGGTCTTGTCCTACAAAGAATTTTTCAAACTCTCCCCCAACTGTAAGATTATATATTCTATTGTTGCCAAGGTTAAAAGTTGAAGGATAGGTAGTCTCATTATAGTCTAAAGTACATGCATTACCACTTACATTTGCTATACTACCTACAGGGTCTGATTCAATATTTACAAAAGAGAAACCAGTTAAATTTGATGTAGGAGTAGTAGCTAATTCTACACGGTAGATAGTATTAGCTGTTAAAGCTGCATTATAGGTAACACTTTCTGGATCAAAAGATGTATTGATGACTGAAAATGTATTATTAAAGGATGTTTGAACATTATCACCAACCTCAATAGCAGGAACAGTATAGTGATCTACCTCAGCCCTATATAGAACGTCTCCAGATTGACGAGTGTAGATAATATTAGCATCTATAGATAGAGATTTATTAAGATTAATAGTATACTGTCCTGTTGATTTTAAAACTCCATCAATATACAGGCGAACAAAATCTGCTGAACGAGGAGTGATTTCAAGAGGTATAGTAGTTGATCCTGAAGTTGCTAAGTTACCTTCTGTTTCATATGTAAACTCTGAGCCACTAACATAGAAACTATTATTACTAAAATAACGTGCATCTAATAACTGATTTAAAGTAATATAAAACGGAGCTGGCGGTAACAAATCTACAAGATGTAGCCCGTTAGTTAATGTATTCTCAAATTTCAAAGTATTTAGAGACTTATCAAATCCTACTACATTAACGCTTAATGCAGAAATATCAGAAGCATAACCTACAAAATTTAATAATCCTTGAGGTGCAGTTTTATCTTTAACAGGTATTGAGATAGTATCACTACCCTTAAGATTCGCAAAAACTCCTCCATCATTTACTTCTAATACATGCTTAAAAAAGTTTTCATCAAAAGCTACGTTTAAGCCTTCAAGAGTTAATTCTACATTACCATCTAGAGTTCCGCCTCCTGTGTCTACTGTAGTAAAGGCATTAGCTAAAAGTCTTATTTCTCCGATAGTTGATTGAAAACCATTTTTACCAGTTAGAGTTGCTGTAGAACCAGCAGTTAATACGTTTTGATCACTTACAATAACGTTTAATGATCCAGCATAAACATTATTAACAAGAGATGAACCGTCAGGACGAGAAATAAAGTACTCTGTTCTGAGATCCTGATTATAACCTAATAGCTCATTTCTGAAATCTAAAACACCATCTACCGCAACTGTACCGTCTAGCCTACGTCTTGGTTGAGCAGAAAAGGTAAAATAAGGTGCTGGAGGTACAGATAGTGGTGATACAATATCTGTATAAGCAGTAGGAGTATAATCAATAAAGGTATCAGAATCTACATAGACATTAGAAATATACTCAATAGCAGAGATTGTAACTTCCTCTTCTTTTGGTTGACGGTCTATGCCTGTAATTTTAAATAGTTTACCTGCTTTACTGGTATAATAGTTATTTGGGTTTTCTATTTCTCCAAAAGACCACAGATCTCCTTTTTCAGGAGCGATAGTTTGATCAAAAGTTGATATTCCTTGAAACTGTCTAGTTTGTTTATTAAACTTAGAAATTAAATTGATTTCAGCTAAATCTACACCTGTTGATACATTATCTGTCGCTGAAAGATTGAAAGCAGTATTACTTACTAGATATAAATCTACTCTATCATCTTTCATCTTAATAACTCTAAGAGCAAGAGGCCCTGAATTAGCAGTAAATAGAGAATTAGACAAAGAAGGGGAAGTAAAGTGTTCTAAAAATACATTTGTATTAGAGCTTGCACCAATAGCTGAATTAGCATGTATTTTACCGCTATATCCATAAGCTATACCAGATTGCTGTTGTGCTACAGAAATAACATCGCCTGGAGCTAGTTGTAGAGCATCAGTGGAAGTAGTGAATGAGAGAGATCTTCTCTGATATTTAGAAGAAGCGATCTGATATTGAGCAAAACGAAGAGCCTGGCTTCTACGAGTAACACCTTTCAAGTCAAGAGACGTAATGTTACGTATAACATTCTTTTCAATTCCGTCGTTTGCGTCAGAAGTATCTACTCTAACTGTTTCACGCTTGTAGTGGTTAGTAGGTTCGATATATGATACATCTACACCAGATATAACATCACTTTCTTTAATGCCTGTAATTGTTAAAGAACCTTGTTTAATATTTGTTTCATTAAATACTGCAACAGGGTATTCATCAGGCATATCAACGGCAAGAGTTAGCTTACCTAAAGAATAGACCAGGGCTGCTCTAAAAGAAGAGGTAATCTCATTTAAGATATCCATTGCTTGGCCTTCATCAGCGATACTAATGTCAAGAGTAAATCTGCGTTGTTTAATCGCAGTCCCAGAAGGTAGTCCTATTTGGTTTTCTCTAATTGTATTATATTGATTACGAGGTTTATGTCTAAAAGATCCATCAGATAAAGCATCTACTCCTATAAACTTACCGGTGACAGCATCACAAGCATCACAGTACTGTGCTACCTGGTAAAACTTATATTTATCAATATACTCTTCTGGTACGCCTAATCCATAAGTATTATTAGTTAGAATATCATAGATAATCCATACAGGGTTTTGTGTCCAAGAATAGACAAAGGTACCATCCCAAGATCCTACATATATTTGAGGGTCTACAGCAGTTAATAGAGTACCAGTACCTGTAGATTGTAAGTTATAACCGTTACCAATACCTAGCCCACCAGTTGCTGGCACTTCTACTTCTCTCCAATCAATCTCACCGTTTGAAAGAATAGGCTGATTATAGTTTGAAGGCACTTTTACAATAAGACCTTTTACTAGTGAAGTAAAATTTGGAATACCATTTTGATGTTCGTCAACAGCTTTAAGAGCATATCCTATAACAGCAGTACGAGGATAGGCTTGTGCAGCATTTTCAATTTCAAACCAACCTGTAGCCTGAATATTATCTGATGTGCCAGAAGAGTCAGAATCATTAGAAGTCTTTTCAATAGTAAAACGATAGCCTGCATCATTTCTTGAAGCTGAGGGGACATTTACTTTCACACTAAACTTAAAAGTAGTATTGGTCTTACCTGTTATAGTTTTAGTGACAGAAGTTATATCATCTAAAAGAGGGTTACCAGTTAAAACCTTATTTTTCAGGGTAATCTTAATCTCAACAGTGTGTATTTTTACATCACCATTTGGTTCAATCTTCTGTAGTCCGTTAAGAGCAAAGTTAAACTTAATAGCATCCCAAGCTTGAGCAGATGTTTCTTGATCTGAAACTTTTACTGCTGGAACACCAGCTAGGTTACCTTTTTTAAGAGATACAGGTGAAGCAAAGTTTTGAGGAGTAACAATAGACTCACCAAACACATCAAGGCGATCTTGTGTAGTAGTACCTGTTGAAGATAGAGTGATAAATTTTTCGCCATCAGTAGTATTGGTAGCAAAGTCAATCAAATCATCAATAGTGTTGTCTTGAATCTCAATATCTTGAGGACCGTTTGGATTAATTCTGTATACAGGTCCTTCACCTAAACCATTTGTAATAAATACGATATCAGTCGAGAATAAAGAGTTAGGATCTTCAGACGCACCTCCGCCTCCGCCTTTACCCCCTTTAGAACCCCCAATAACAGGTACAAATTGATGTTGGTATTTTGTGAAGTTTCTTGCCATTAGAATTTATCCTCTACTCTGACAACGTCATTTTTACCATGATCATCAGAATCAATATAACCGCTTAACATTTGGCCTGCAACGCGCACTTGTCCATAATGAAGTGCAATAGGAGTACCTGATTGAGTTGAATTAGTCAAAGAGCCGAAAGCGCCTCCTTGTCTAGTGGAAGTATCTGTATCCGTTGGTTTTTTCTTCTTAGCAAAGAGTGAAGAAATTAATGATAAACCTACGTTCATAAATAGTGATTGAGCAAAGCCAGGCATAGCAGAAAAAGAAGCTAACAACCCGCCACCGCCACCAGTAGCTATTGGAGCAACTACAGAAGGTGCAGAACCGAGAGCGCCACCTACTAACGAGGTACCTGTGCCAACTGTGCCAGTTAAACCAGCAGCAGCTGGGGGAAAAGCAACAGCTAAACCAACAACTAGAGCAGCGGCTAATAATCCGCCATTCTTACCGCCACCTCCTGCAATTACAGGTGTTAAATAAATAGTATCCCCTTCATGAATACGTTTAATATGCAGATCTTCTTCAGTAACAAGATTAAGATCTTTATCTAAAAAAGTAAAGCCTTCATTAGTTTCACCCCACTTTACCATATTCATGTAATGTTT